ATCCTGATAGTCACCAGCGCGCTTCTCTGCATTTACACATTCCTTAAAAAGCCTATAACACAGTTTAATATCTTCCTTTTTAACATCATTTGTTACACGTATGCCATCTTCTGTGTCCGTTACTACCAATTGGTTATCAGTATCATTCTGGGGAACATCAGACACAGGAGGTGCAGGCACTAATGCATTCGCCGCTGTCGCCTTACCAGACCCCCAATTAACCATCAGGTCTTCCCACTCATCCTTGCGTATAGACCGCATATCAAGTGCCGTAGGCTCAGAATGATTACGACGAACACTTAGCAATTTCATGAGCTCCAGATTGTCCTTGATAGGTACGACTTCTGTCATCACATCGTGGATAATCTCGGCAAGCTCATCAAAGTTTGCAGGGTCACCGCCATCCAGTGCCTCCTTTACATCAGCAATTGTAACCTTCCATCCGCGAATTAGTTTATAAGGAGATTTGTTTGGTTTAGTAGCACCATAGAAGAACCAACCTGCATGCTTGATTACAGAGACATCGTAAACATCTTCAGATGTATTTTTTACACCATGCTCACCAAATATCCTCTTAATAATCTCACGCTGTAACAAGAATCCACGAATACCATACTGATATTTGGAATTTGTTGTTAAGTTTGCACACTGGATATGTACTCCATCTTTGTGTTTTTCACTATCCTTCTCAGGACCTGGCTTTTCTAGATGCCAGAAGATAAGGTCTTCTTGCAGATCTTCTACCCTCGAAAAGTACACCATTGTCGCAATATACTCTGCAATAAACTTCTGAATGTCATCATTAGTAAATTGCCTAACCAAAGGAGCACCTAGTTCATATTTAAAATCTAGATCGACTAGTGGTGGACGGAAAGATTGTTGTGGCTCACGACATCTTTCAATCAGATTACTAGCCCTCAACGGTTTTCCTCCAACAAAGATATGATCATGTAGAACGCGAAGGAATGTGTCATATTCTTCGTCTTCTACCTTATATGATCCACCTCCCATACCAGTCATTGTGGCTTTTTCACCATCTTTGACCCTATGGTCGTTCAGAAACTTACTTAGCGTTTGCTGCATTGTTACTATTCAAAAACCTACTTCAGAACCAGTTCAACTTTTTATTGATTTCAGTTTTTCAACGGCACTCTTAAAGTCATATTTTATCGTCATGCGATAAATACGGCTCGTCTCAGACCCGCCATCGTGGACCTTACTCTCTTCAGCTCTCTTCAAAAGATCATCGTAATTTTTCTTAAATAATTCGGTCATTGTCTCCTTGAAGTCCTCGGCAAACGCAGGCGTCTTTGTCATCATCCAGCAAACAGCTGTATGAAGATTGGCATGCCAGAGTATACGATTGTAGACGACCGAGTCAGGATGATCGGCTCTGTAGTCACGATATGCTGGCTCATTAATAATCGGATTGTTGTGTAGAACATCGCTCATAATCACTAGCAAAACCGACTCCAATGTCTGCACACCAGACCACTGTGGCCCATCGTGCCACGTATTTAAAATACTCAAGCAGACTTTTCCATCTGTATACATATTTGGATTAAACCGTGTATAACCATCCTGGGTCAACGTCTTGACCTTTACAGGTCCAAATGGATAGTCCTCAGGGAATTCAATGCTAAAGAAATAATACCCACCAAAATAAGGCGTATCTTTCTGTCCAACTAGCATCGCTATACCTTTCATTACGCTGGCTTCATCGGGCATAAAATAAATACCAGCCGCTGCTAACGTAGCAGCATTGGTAGTCGTGACGGTCAGCACATCGCGCTGAATCCGCCGGGTAACGGACGGTGGCATATTCTATTTCATCTTAGACAACCTGCCTTTAAGGCCTGCTCTTAAACGCATCCGTTATCGTTTTAAGGAAGGTTGAAGGACGACAGCCAAGAATATCCACATCGTTGTGTCGTAAGAAAATATAAATACCATCGTTAAATACTGGCGCAGCCGTAATTCTAGTCAAAGGAGTTCCGTCCTTTTCAAATCCCTTTAACACATCGATCGTTCTATACCCTTTCTTTGCCATCATACATCCCCTGAGCGCAGAGCAAAGCCACGGCGATAAATAGGTTTCGAACGGATAATAACAATGAATAGAAAAGAGGAACTGTCCAAGATCACGTCCATATTTCATACAATCATGTTCATCGCAAAACCAGCTGCCGGCACCGAGCAACGTTGCGCGCGGATTGGGTGTTCCAGGCCCACACGAAAAACACGCAAACCCGTAGTCAATCAGTACAACATCATTTTTACATGTCCATTTTCCAAATGTATCTATAGGAATAGTTCTAGCAGACCAATGCGTATCATGTAATCGCACAAAGATATTATTGATTTTCATATCACGATGATTAAAATGCAGAGTTTCCTGCAGTAGTTTAAGATAAAAGGCTATCTGCACGACTACATCCATAATTATCATATCGTTTGCCACACGATCACCTACGTGAAGATGATGCTTTAAAAAATTCTCAAGAGTGCTACCCTGTAATAGTTCCATGACTAACCAAACACTATCGATATTTGTAGGAAGCGAAGAAGTACCACCATCCTTCGATACGGCACAGACTTCATGTAAATGTGGTACCGCTTCACAATATCCTGCTGTTTCAAACATTTTACAGATAACCGCATGAATATATGCTTCATATAGAATAGCATTTACTTCTTCCTCGTACGTTTTTAACCGACTTCTAGGTGTTTGCTGCTCCTCTTCGGGCATGACATTTAGAGGAATTTTTTTTATACATACAGGCTCAAAATTACCTTGCTTTTGTAGAACGAGTGTATTTGTAGAACCATCTATTTCTTGTTTAAAAATTGCTCGTTTTCCCTTGTATATCTTTGCGTAGCCGCCATCATTAATTTTAGTGTCTTTTATATAGGCAGGCATATATTTGTCCGTACCTCTATGAAAGAATGTATGGGGAAAATAAACTTCTGTGCCACTCATAAGTTGTGGGGGACGCAGAAGCTTCAGATGGTTTGAATTAGGTAAATGATCTTTGATATTTTTAAGTTCGGCTGGTACGGTGATACCATCCCAGCCGAAACGTTCCAAAGAGAACGCCATCTTAACTTGGGTTTAGACTTTTTTTGTAACATTCGCTATTTCAAAATATTGAACTGATCCATACGTTACTTTTCCATCGACGGTTCTAGCTAAAGAAACACCTAATCTATTGTCTTTGTTCAAAAACTTAACCTTTCCGTCTCTTTTAGGTTTATCAGGTTCTTCTGTAGTAACTAAATCATCTTTAAAGATGGGTGTACCATCTTTATAACTTCCTATTTGTTTTGGTTCAGCAGGCAGCTTAGGCTCGACGGGTGCTTTGGGCGCTTTCAGAGACTTATTATATCTACTCAGAGCTTTTCTTCCAGCCATAATTCTGTTCCGTCTTGTTGCTGCTGGAGAGTTGATCCTCTTCAATAATTTGCCGCGAGTAGACATGATTATATCATCATCGGCAAGATCTATGTTACTTCCTGGTTTTAATTGTGCAATTTGCAAAGAATTACCTCGTTTACGTAAAGCTATACCTCGTTTACCTATGTATTTGCCTTCTTTTTGTTCAACAATGTTACCTAGTTTTATTTCTGCACCATCTTTATTCTTTCCCAGGACATCAACTACACCCTTTGATGCGAGGATTACGCGCAGTCTATCTGCTTCTTCTTTCAAACTTTCATATTTAGGTTTTAGTTCATCAAGCTCTTTCTTCAGTGATTCCGCTTCAGCCGTTTTCTTTCGAAGGTCTTCCTTGATTGTATCATAATCAGCTGATGCTGCCACTTTCGCTTTTAGAGCTGCTACTTCTACTTCCAACTTTCGTTTATCTTCTTCAGTGACTAAATCCTGAACCTTGTCGGTACGACCTTTAGGAAGCGCACGAAGTTGTCCTAATAATCTTTCTTTTTCGGCTACAGCAGAAGTTGCCTCTGCTTTTGCACTAGTTAGTTCCGATTGAGCTTTCGCTAATGCAGTGGCAGAGGCAGTTGCTTCCTTAATCGCTGTTTCAGATTTAGACTTTGCAGTCCGTAACTCGGCTTGGACTTCCTCGAGTTGTCTTTTTAATTCTTGTACGTCATCTCCGTAATTCTCATTATTATCTTCCTCTTCTTCCTCTTCTTCATTTTTAACATCTAGGTTATTAAATCCGTGTTCAGTTGCTGTATCATTTATAACACCATTTTGGATATATTTAGCAACACCACGTATTCCACCTACAACTAAAGCGGTAAAATCTTCATATTTTTCATACTTATCTTTATCAGTGATGTATTTATTCTGAAGCACTTCATAATACTCTGGAATTCCTACATATTCTTCTTCTTCTAGTACACCACGTACTGCATTAAACTTGTTTCTAAATGTGTCTGAAAATTCTACTTTTAGCTTATCATTTACAATACCTAAGAAAAACATTTGGTGAAACATGGCTAGAAAGACTACTTGCTGCGGTACAATTTCATTAATACTTTTGATATTACTATCATTTCTGTACACCAATTTTACTAGAGCATGCGTATTGGGGAGTTCAGATAGTATTTTTTCAAATGCAGGTCCGTTCACGGCTAGGACTGTTTTCGGGTCTAGCGCAACCTTCGTTATAGAATTCTTCTCTCCACTATCTGAAGCTGTATCATCGACAAGTATAATCGCCTTTTCGAAAGCGTCAATTGGTTTAGCCTTATATTCTTTCAGAGTAAGTATTGTAAAATCTGTAGGACCTCCTCCGCTGCTCGGGGGAAGAATAAACAACTGATCGTTAAAGTCCATATCCTATCGTGTTCTAAGAAATTAGCTTTATCCGATTTGCCTACATCGGATTTCCTGCCAGGCCTACGGCCAGGCGGAAGCGTCGGATTGTCGGATTATCTACCTGGCCTACGGCCAGGTGATAGCGTCGGATTTTCTGCCAGGCCAGGCGGAAATCCTTTAAAAATTGATATAAAGCTATAAAAATTAACATCTAGTAGACTAGAATGGACGAATATGCAGATGTAGGTGAAGGTGACTATGTAGAGGAGGAGCAGATCGAGGAGGAGGCGGAGTTTGAGACTGCCGATGTCGAGCAGACTGAAGCTCAGCGCTCTGAGGCTGCCGATATATCAAAGCTTCTTCGTCATCACAATGAAGTCTTTATTCCGTACGAAGAGCAGGTCTTCGCACAACTCCATACAACGCCCGGTGGAGGAGATGGCGCAAAGGTCGCAAAAGTAGGCTTCCGTGATACTAGTAAACTTGATGCAAAGCACATCACCTATCCCTTTCTAACAAACTATGAACGCACCAAGGCGATTAGCTTTCGTGCGAGCCAGATTTCGAATGGTTCTAAGCCTTATATTTTGGTACCGGACGGTGTGACCGAAGCGTATCAGATTGCGAAGTTGGAGCTTGAGGCAAAGCGTCTACCGTATATCATTAAGCGTCCTTTGCCGGATGGGTCCTATGAGACATGGCAGCTGGCCGACCTTCTGCTGTTCTAGTAACTCCACGTAATGCCAAACACACCCTTTTTTGAGAGCCAGTTAAGCGCCTCCTTAAAGTCATCGTGGTCGGCCTCGGACCAATCATACATATCTTCGCCGCCCCTGTTGTCCAATACCTCCTGCCATTCTGGATAGTTATATAGGAATGTATCTACACATGTAGTATATCCCTCAATACCACCAATGTATAAATGAAATACGTGTCCGCGTTGCTTCAAGAACTTACGATACTTCTCGGGCACTACATATTCACAGGGAATATACGGCAGCTTTTCCAAGTTCTTTCCCCATACGAACGGCAGACCTGTCTTATCGTCAATCCATACATTCAAAGTAATATTCAAATCAAAGCCCATTTTACAACGTAGAATTGGCTGTGCTTTCGTTCAATTTTTCTTCTATGTGTGCCAAGGCTTACGGCCTGTCTTAACGCATACGATGGAGAACCCCTTCATAATACAGACGGCAACCGAATTGTGGTGTTAAAAGCAAAACCCAGTCGTCGTCAAGAACTTCTGTTTTTGCAGCGTCTTTAAGGCACACGATCAGTTCATCCAGTTTACTCGTATCACTAAATCCTGGACCATTCTCTTCAAGCCATTTAGCGGCGTCATTGAATAGGTACGTACGAGCCTTAAAATCCATTTTAGACACCTTTTCTCTAAAACGGATTAAATCATTTGTAGAGGGCATAGTCTCTGTGTTATTACTATCAAATTAATTTTAAACCATTAGAGATTTTTAGAATGGCGCAGACAGCGCCGCAGTGCGTGACACTTCAATCGCATTGTTGTTGCCGAGGTGAAAGAATGTTACGCAATACATCTGACCAGCCGCAGCAGACAATGTACCAGTGTTGTGAACAGAGCTGCCAAATGTAACAACAACTGTTCCAGCTGTAGACGCAGTATTGTTCGAAATGACTAAATGTACGAGAGCGCCATCGCCTGCTTGCGGTATACTGACTGTTACGCCGCCACTTGCGCTGTTGCCTGTAATAGTGATAAGAAACATCTGACCTAAATCAGAAAGTACAGTAGCAGTGCCACCTGTTGCAACGCTGATGCGTGTTAACTTGCTCGCACGGACTTGGCCATTGCTAGCTACAATTGCGCCATTGCTCGCTACAATATCGCCATGAACGGCTTCAATCGCCGTATTCCCCGTTGAGCCACTTATATCAACAGTCACTTTGCCATACGTGTTGACCGGCGCACCCAAATCTGTATACTCTCCTGTAGGATCAACACCATCGGGCCAAAAGTTTGGCTTATCTGTGCTGTAGGAGGCGAAGGCCGGAGAATTAGGATCTATAAATCCGTTAAGCATGCTCTGGGGATCATAGACGCCAACCATGTATGTGGTGACACCTGGGTATGCACCACCAGGAAACATCTTACGACCGTTCTCGCGTAACACGCGACCGGCAGGGCACGTGGTAGAGTTGGCACCATCAACTGGGTCCAAATGCCCAATTACAGTAAAGTCGTTCTGTGTTGTTGTATAGTAGTTGAAAAAAGAATCATCGAATGGTAACGCCGAGATGTACTGGTTGAGCGACGCTGTCTTAAACCCTTGTCCTGGCATTGTTTATACCCAAGGTGAACGTTTTAACACGACTTGACTCGGCTCTCGACCGGCACCCAGCTTTTATCGCCCTCTGTAATGTCAAACGCACATTGATACGTAGAGGAGCCGTAGTAATTTTTAATTTCATCAGTAAACCTGTATATGAAATTAAAAGACCGGAAGAAATTGGTAAAAATTTAAGCAGAACTGAGTTCCTTAGCTTTTTCACGGATGACCTGCTTTGTGCTTACAAGTGCTTCCTTCATTTCTTTTTTAATGAGATGTTTCTGCGCTTGTGTGTTTTCGGGTGCTTCTTCAATAGATTTTATAGCTTTCTTTTCTAATCCACGACGTTCCTTCTTCAAGTCATCAATTTCCTTTTGGGTAGCCATTATATTAAAAGTATAGAAATTTATTGTGTCGCGCGAATGAGGTCAACATCAATATCATCATCAAAATAATCAAAAGAATATGCGCTTAGGTTCATTGCTGTAAGTCCATAGCCTACATCATTTGTGCCTTGAATTTTTACCAAGCTCATAGTAATCAACTTGCTGTCACCACCGGCCACACCAAAATAGATATTTTTACCCATATCAGTGTGCGTGTTGTAGCTATTCGCATAATATGTACGGGAGCTGTTATATAATAATTCGTACATAGCCACAGTGAAATTTTCTTCTGTGTCAAACAAAATAAAGCTCGGTTTATATTCGGGTTCGGGACCGGAATACCCACTTCCATTTTGTCCTCTGAATGCGGCTTTGATGTCATCCAAAGACCAAATATCCGCACCGTGCGACCAGAAAAAGTTGGAAGGTGTTTGTTTGTAGGAACGCATAACTGACGACATGGTTGTTTATATTTTATAAGAATATTTTTTTTTGACTTTACCATAACTTTACTCGACCTTCGACTGGCACCCAGCCTGCATCACCCTCTTTAATATCAAACGCATCAAAGAACTCCTGAAAGTTACGCACAATCAGATTGACCCGTAAAGGAGCCGGAGCATGGACATCCAAAGTCAATGCCTGCTTCGCCTTTTTAGGTCGGTCTTTGTTCCGCCAGGATACTGCATACGACGTAAAAAAGTCCTTGTGTGCCTTCTTCTTCTCTGCATCGGACGCTCCTCTCAACTCAGTATTCAAAGCTGTTAACGCTATGGCCAAGCCACCCAGATCTGCAATATTTTCAGACAACGTTGTTTTTCCATTGACGTTTCCGCCCATATACTCTACGCCATCGAACAACCGAATGACAGCTTGTGACATCTTACCAAATGTGAGTTCATCGTGCCCAGTCCACCAATTCTTATAATTTCCTGTAGCATCGTACAAACGTCCGTCATCGTCAAATCCGTGTGTGATTTCATGACCTATGGCCGCTCCAATTCCACCATAGTTCCATCCAGCACTACGACCTAGATCGAAAAACGGCTCCTGTAACATACCTGCAGGAATTGTCATACGATTGCCCTCAGAATAATAATATGCATTCACGACGAATGCGCCGTCTTCCCAATCGCTACGTTGGCGTCCGCAGCGTCCTTCTAAATCAAATACCATTTGCGCACTATCTTTTGATACAAGATTAATGATATTCATAAGCGGTCGTTCTGGATCTATAACTAATCCGTCTGTTTCGCTTTTCCAGCGACCAGGATAAGCGACCTGAAAGAGCATCTGTTGCACCTTCTTAATTGCTGTACTACGTGTGCTGTTGTTCATCCAGTCCAGTCCCCTCAGCCGTTCCACAGTCGCTCGTTTTAGCTTAGTAATAATCTCGGTGGCTCTCTCCTTTGTTCCGTCAGGTACAGCTGTTTCAACAAAGACCCTACTCAAATCTTGTGCTGTATATGTTTCCATTACCTTGAGCATAAGCCATTTCTGTGGCAACTTCTCAGCGTTTCCTTTCAGAAGCTTACCGAAGACCTCGTGGTGTAAGTCATCATAGGGTGGCGGCAGATACTCCAAATACGTCAGAATAACCATGGAGCGCATCCATGTACGCCATGTTTCCAAGTCTAAGTTGGAACACATTCTATTAAATAACTTCATGTATCGCTCATTAGTCACAATAAACGTGCTGGCCATTGCGATGTCCGCTGAACATCCCCAACCTTCCATGAGGCTTAACCAATCCACGGACTTGTAGGCAGTTTGTATCTCTGAAAATGTATGCGAAGTATAGCCTTTATTCTGGCCTTCGCCGTATAAGAATGGCTCAATAAGCAGTTCAGTATCTACTGCCTTCTCTAGTTCCTCGATGTTCATCATATCACCCACTGTTTTCAAAAGTGTTCTATACCTCTTTAAGACCATCCCCCCGTCCGTATAATTATGTTTTTCAGGTAATCCTAATTTTGGTTCATACAGAAATATAACACATTTTGAATTATCGTTCGAATCACTGGATACTACGCAAGAAAGCGGAGCACGAGATTGGATTTTATTCAGAGCACCTACACTATGACAAATATCCTTTACCGAAGAAATGCATTCGAATGTATTTGAGATACGCTGTAAATCAACAATACTATTTTTCTGAAACGATGGATTTAAAAAACTCGAAGCCAGAAGAGACAAGGGATGTTCAGGCTTCTCCTGTCTCAACCTTAAAACTGTCGATAGAAGCTTCTCTCGAACCTTTGTTTCGACCTCCTCACTTACACCGTAGCTTCCTAAGAAGGACGGAATATGTACATGGCGTTGCCATTCACCATTTACATATTTATAAAAGTCTTTATTGGCATTTGCCATTAACCTCTACTAATTGGGGCGTTTCATTTTGAAAAATAATACGAACTGTAGTAGGCCCGCATTTAAACTCGTCGACAACGACGGGCTTATTTGTTTTAGGTGTGGAACGCCTAGGCAACCGTGTTTTACCACGTCCTCGGGCACTATCCAGAGGACTTTTGGTAATTGGGGCAACAATTTCTGCCTCCATCTCCTAAAATCTCATACGAATTTTTTAAAACCCAAAATTAGTCGTAGTTTTTATCAAAAAAGGCATACAATTTACTAGATGCATAACAATTCCGTCTTAAAGTTAAAAGTTCGGCGGAAATTTCATGTGGATGCTCGAATTGGTGTATGCCAGCAGAAAAGAACGCAGTCCATTCGGGAGGAACTTCAACAAACTTATGTGATTGAACATCATATACACGCACGATAGCATTTTTCAATGTATGATCTTCGTTATAGATAGGCAAGAAGAGCCATTTATTACGCCAAAGCATATATGGTGCAGTAGCCGTATCTGGATTGGGCCTTATCTGAATAGATGCGAGTTCGGGAGGAAGTGCTATAGGAATATAGTTCCATTCCGTGCGATAAAACTCAAACCACGCTGCGCTATCACGTCGCTGTCTAATATGTACGAGCTCATGACGAAGCGTTTCTTCACGACGCGTAGAATTCCAGGCACCCAACGGCATAATAATTGTATTCTCATTCGATGTATGGGGTAGACCTTCACTACAGCTGTCATTCACAATGTTAATCGTTGTACCATCCTTATAAGAAATACGTTCAAGCACAGTACAATCAGACTTCCTATACAACATATAAAACAAAAGAAGAATTATGACACCTACTGCTAAAAGGATCTTCATCTTAATAAAGGTACATATATATCAAAGAGTACTGGAGCGTGGTCTGAATACGGAAGCTGAAACACTGTACATCCTTTTAGGACAGGCCCAAAACGTTCTACATCACACATCGCACATCCTTTAGGAGCATATTGGTCTAAACTCCATGCAACATGATCTAAGTCTTCACCTGTTGAATAAAAGGTCGCTTTATGAAAAAGATTTTGATGCAAAGGCGTAAGAAACCTAAGTGCACTATGAGGGCTACGTTCACAGTTAAGATCACCACATAAAAGAACAGGAGTTTTAAGTCCGTGTATGAAGTTCAGGATTTGTACAAATTGTTGAAAACGAACAGTGTCTACTGCTTCTTTACCAAAAAAGACACGTGCTTCAGTATCACTTTGCATATGGGTATTTATAATCACTAATCTCTTACCCTTCTTTTCTTTTAACCGTAACAGATGAAATCCTTTATTAGCATAGACTTCTACGTTTTGATAGGACATATAGGGACAAAAGACTGAGCTTTCAAGAGTATAAAGGCGACGTAAGAACCCTGTTAACAGACCACTCGGCAGGACCGTTACGTCGCCATCGTCGGGTACTATAATTGAATATCCTACGTGTTCAAGCATTTTAACATAGTAGTTGCGTGCCTTCAAAGTAAATACTTCTTGAAGACAAATAATATGAGGTTGCTGCTCTGAAATCCATGCACATATTTCTTTAGTAGTTACACGGCTCCAAGGAAGCCCATGTGTATTATACGTTAGGAGTTTAACCTCCATATTAATTTACTGACCTTTTTTAAAAACCTTAAACCATACGTAGGAAGATGCAACGATCTCCAGCCGACGGGAATATCATAATTATTGAGAAAAAAGAAGATGGCCAGAATGTGTTATTTGAGAAAAAGACAAAGCGATTTAATAATGGATGGGATACTCATTTAGAGACATTAGCGGCCGAATGGGCAGATAAAGCTGGTTGTTATCGTTGGATGCATGAGAAGACAGAAACACGTTATGTTAATTACAACATGTATTTAACAATTCCGGTAATTGTTTTATCAACCTTGACAGGTACAGCAAGTTTTGGATTTGAATCTCTCTTGTCAGACCCATGTAAACCACAATATACTGCTGCAGTGATTGGCGGTGTTTCTTTAATAACCGGCATGATTAGTGCTATGGGGAATTTTTTGCGGTATGCGCAGAGTAGTGAAGCTCATCGTATCGCCGCAATAAGTTGGGGAAAGTTCAACCGATTTATAACTACAGAAATGGCGCTACATCCGAAAGAACGTATGGATTCCATGAGTTTCGTAAAGTCGGCACGTCTTGAACTCGACCGGTTAATCGAACAATCGCCGTTAATTCCTGATAGAACGATAAAAGAGTTTAAGAAAGAATTTAAGACAAACCCGCATTTAGTCTTCCCAGAAATAGCAGGTGGTCTACAACATACAAAGGTGTTCGTAGAAAGCGAATCAGAACAAAAAAAGGAAATAATGAGCAGCCTTTTAAGACAGGAGTTCTTGGAAGAAGTTGTGAAAGTTGCTCAAGAAACTGCTCTAAACGCTGTACATGGAGCCTATTCAGAACATGACAATACGGCTTTTTCTCCTAATCAAATTGTTCTAGAGGTAAACGAGAAGATCTAGGATAGCCTTATTGATTCCACTGCTTAGTCGCATTAGAATACATGTAAGATTGTCCTGGCCTGCGGCCACGACAATGTTACTGTTTCCACTGCTTTTGTCACAGTGCAAGCATAAGATAGCCGCTGCGCGGCTATGTTATTGTTTCCACTGCTTACCACAATTCAAGCACCGAATGAACTGTGTCATCGGCTCATCTGCCGACCTCGTCTGCATCTCATAGTACGTACACTCTCTCTTACCACACTTAGAGCAGCGGAACATATCTGTCGCCGCCGACTTATCCACCTCCAACATCTTCTGTTCCCGCTTCATTGCCATCTCCATCATATCGTGCCACTTTTCAGGAAAGAGTTCATTGTAGGTCATAAACGGTACATCATGCGGCTTGAACTCACCGTCCTTCAGCCTCGTCAAAAGCCGCCCATTCTTCACATAGCTTCCTGGATCCAAATTACTAACGGACCGTTGAGCAGCGGTCAAGTACAATGTCTGAAATTCAGGATTTTCCCAGACACGACGGACATTCCGCTTCCCAGCCTCCTCTAAAGCATAATTAAAGATACCCTTTTCAAAATCAAGTCTTTCTGCAGGGCTCAGAAACGTACACCGATTATCAATAGATGTACGTATCTTTTCACGTAAGGCTGCCATTTGCTTCCCCACCTATAAAAAATAGTCTTTATCATTTTTTTAGACCTCATAAGCCTCCGCAGCTAGTTCTGTTTGTGTAAACCAAGTAGGCACACGCTTATTTGCACGCTTAACCTTTGGCACCTTTACCGGCAAAGGCTTCTCTTCTTCTTCTTCCTCCTCCACAACAACCTCTTCCTCCTCTTCCACAGCGACTTCCTCCTCTTCTTCTTCCTCCTCTTCTTCCTCCTCATCCTCGTCGTCATCTTCATCGTCGTCAAGATCTTCAAATCCGCCCATACCTGTTTCATAAAACTTGGGCCACTCGGCAGTGCCGAAGCTTACAGGTACAGCATCTTTGCAAGCGAAGAGCACGACCTCACCAAATAGAAGTATTTTATCGTGAGGAGGAGGTAGTTCATGCTTATTTTCAGTACCAGCTTTTCCTGTCTTGTATCCAAACAGGTAAAGAACCATACCATTGTATTTGTATGTGCCAATCAGTTCAGGCGGAGTGGCACGACGAAGAATACCGCCTATTGCAGCAGCATCAGGAATAGCTGTAACGGTCGCAGGAATAACCGCATTACGTACAGTTGACTTTGGCTGAAGAATTAGACACCAATTGGGCATTTTAACATGCCAACCTCCAAAATATGATAGTTCACTTTTGTTCTAGTCATATTTTTCCCAATATCTGGGATTTTGAATAAAGACAGCGTTTCTTCCCATCGACCTTGTTTGTTTATTTTGCTTTCCTCTATTCTTCAGTTTCATAGAATGAACACGATTAGGTTTATTTATCGATACTCGTTTTAAACTAGTAGGTGGGGAACGAACCTGACCATACGGTAAATGGGGGGCCATAAATGCCATGTACTTTGCAATCTTTTCTTCTGTTAACAATTGCTCGATAGCTGGTATAATTGCCTTAAACGCCACAACTGCCTTAGCTGCTGTAAAGCGTTTATAAGGGTCGAGTGTTACCATATTCAGAATAAGTTTATAAAAAGGAAAACTGATTTTATTATAGACTGTGTTAAGCCAGGCGATTTGTTCAGGATCCGTAAGCTCATCCACTAATCCTTTGTAAAACTGTCCTTTCATATACTGCTTTCTACGTCCTTGACTATCTAAGAAAAAGAGATGTCCTTCTCGGTGGTCATCGCTATACTGGAGAAACTGTCCCATATGCCGTCCGTAGAGCCTCGCTAAAACTTTTCCCAAAGAAAAAACGTCGGCTGCAGAATACAAGAAATGTACTAGCTTAGGATCTTCTTCAGGAAAATCTGTGCGGATTTTTTTCTCTAAGGCAACTTCGTACTCTAGAAGATTGTCAGCAAGTTTGTATTTATTCAAGAATTTAGCCTGTTCGTGAGGAATAACCATATCGGCTGGAAAATGATATCTATCTTCACGAAAATCATCTAGAAATACATGGTTTACCGCATATGAGATATCAGAAAAAGGTTTATCTTGAAGAGTAAATCCATTGAGAAATTGTACCTCGAACGGATAAATTGAGCTTCTAAAGTCGCCCATGACTGCAACCAATGATTCGCGGTCCTGTGTGTCCGAAATACCGAAATCAATAAACCGGCATCGCAACCCAGCATCGCACACAATATTATCGGATTTTATATCCAAGTGATACACAGACTTTACCGGATTATCGTGTAAAAGCGCAAGCCCTTCAAGAAGAGACGCAAGCCCTGAAAAGAACGGAGCATACTGAGCTGGCTGCAGAACAAGTGACTGTAAAGTTTCTCCACCGTCCTTAAAACGTAGAAGCCTAGCCTCATCGTCTTCAATATCGATTTTACAACGAGCAATATTATTTGTAGGAAGCCGCAGAGATTTGTTATACCGTTTGCTAGGCTTACAATTCAGTAGTGGATAGAGAAAGTAGTTCTGTTCGGGATCTATACGTTCTAAAATATCTTTAATGCGCATTTCATTTATAACTGAATCTTCAGTCATGAATTTACTGATGGTGTTTGGAGGTACTACTTTCTCTCCTTCGCAGAATAAGCTAGGTTTAAACACACATCCGTATGAGCCTTGGCCCAGCATTCCTTATTTCCTAGATATATATTAAGAATGCCTCTGAAAGCAGGTATAATCCTTTTTTGCAATTATAAGGGAATGAAACGATTTCTCTTAATAAATGAATCGAAGTGGGTAAGGGACATTGCAGACGTAAAAAAATGGGATGAACAGTTTCAGGAAAAGAAAGCTGAAACTATGGCAGAGGCTTATAACTATTTTAAATCAGTTAGACCAAACGTTCAAGCACTTGCACCCGAGAAGCAAATACATTTTGCTCATATTACAGATGATAAGAAAGGAACCTATCAAACGAAATGGATGTTTCCGCATGATGAACCGGTTTATGGATTTCCTAAAGGTGGATGTGATGCGGGTGAGGATAGGTACGAATGCGCAAAACGTGAATTCAAGGAAGAAACTTTATCGGTTCTAACAGAACTCCCGATAGATAGTTTTACTGTAAATGAGAGACAAGGTAATTATGAGTTTTTTGTAGTTGAGGTTACATGCGATAGGATGCAGAAGATAATAGATGTATTTAACGAAAATAAAACTAATAATTTTGGGGATGGTGTTGAACCGAATGAATTGCATTTATTTACTAAACAGCATCTAAGAAATCCTGAACGACTACGTTTAACAAACTTTATATCAAAAAAGGCGATAGAAATATTATTACAAAGGATGAGAGGCGGAAAAACACGTCAGCGAAGCAAAAGAAGCAGAAGACGAAATCGGTCTAATAAAAACTGATACGGTCTAAATTAGTACAACCTTACATAATCTAAAAAGATGTATGTGCTTACAATTGGTGGTCCTGTTGCAAACACATGGTTTTCTAAGCAAAAGTCAGACGTAAAAACCCGTCGGGTCTATCGTTGGGATAATGTATGGGGCTATCTTGCGAATAATACATTTGATGCTTACGCAAGAACGTTTATAGCCGATGTAAGTAGCAATGGAGTTCGTTACAACCTTGAAGCACAAGACCAGTTCCAAGCTAACGCGCCGCCGTATATCATAGACGATGTATGGGATGAAGAATACACAACGCATAGTCAAGGTTCTTATAACGGTCTTCTAACCGTTATAGGAACAAGTAAAGAAATTCAGGCCTGGTGTAAGACAGCCACTATTGATGTTCCACCCAGTCTATTTATGGGTCTACCTACCGCTTCCAGCACACAAACCAAGAGCGCCCCCCAGATGTTACCTTCTTCTCCACCACCGATACCACAGGCTCGGCCTTGGCAGCAGCAGGCGCAAGGCAGAGGAGGGCAGCACAGACCGCATGGAGATAGGTATCAGCAAATGCAGTCGCAGCACGGTCGTCCTTCACACACTGGGAGAGGAGGGCACGTGCAGAATGCTTTAGCTTCACGAGCTCAGAATTATCGGCCGCGCCCGCCTCCCGTGCCGCCGCTAGCAAACGTGGTAGTGCAAGGATAACATCGTTAACGTCGACGGATGACGTCAATAGCTCCTTTGCTAAGTCACTAACAACGCCAGATAAGTCTGTTGTCTTCGTTTTTTCAGGAATCCACTCTTTAACAGCTGGCTTAGCCTTGGCACAGCAGCACGAGCAGCAGCTCTTTCCAGTGTCAACGGCTACTACAGCGCCAGACAGATCCTTGACAACTACAGCGCCAGACAGATCCTTGACAACTACAGCGCCAGACAGATCCTTGACAACTACAGCGCCAGACAGATCCTTGACAACTACAGCACCAGACAGATCCTTGACAACTACAGCGCCCGACAAGTCCTTTACAACTACAGCACCTGATATGTCAACTTTAACACCTGATAAATCGACCATGGTGTTTGTTTTCTACAGTTATAAAGGTTTTTTCGTTTTAGGTCAAAGCGGAGAACTAGCGTTAAAAAACCCTTGTAGGTTAGTAAAAATGGCCACCCGGATACCCGTATCGTGGTTGCTACTGGTTTGCGTGATTGGAGTATTTGCATTTTTTGCCTACCATATTGTACAGGCAAGCAGTACAAATGAAACACAGCTGCCGCAACAGCAGCCGAGCCAACGTGTCACCTTCGCCGAGGATGTACCGCCAGTGCCAAAGTACATGACGAATGCGCCAAGCCACGACGACGACGGCCAGGAGTATGTGGAAGCCGCACATAAGCCGCATCCTGCGCCCAAGGCCATGCCCAAAGTAGCAGGACAGACCGAAGAAGATTTACGGGCTCCTGAGCCTCTCCAGGCCACACCGCCGACAACTCAGTATGACCCACCTGAGGCTACGGATCCTATGAACCGTCACGTTCATATGAGCTCGGAGTTTGGAAGCAATCTACGTCATCCTGAGCAGATGATCGAGCGTCGTCCTCCACCGTCAATGGACTATGTAGTACCATCGGGCCTAGGATCTGAACAAAGCCACGAAGGTGGTAATCGTCAGGTCTCCTTTGCGCCAGAGATGGCCCAGAACGGCGGAGAATTTATGCAGGGCATCTCAGCGTTTGATATGTCTGAATCAGGCACAGCATATTCGATGTTGTAAGTAGAAAATACCCTGCCCACAATGCGCAAAAAATCCTAAAGCACACTGTTTTGAACTCTTTGCCGAGAAGGGTAACATCCGGTATTACTATACTGGAAATTCAAAGGAGGTTGAACGGATAGATAATATTGAAAGTATGCGCAATTTCATTACGCATCTTGAAGGCCTGAAAGAAAAGCAATGGTCTTGGGTGATAAACTTTTCAAATACTAAAAGTACTAAAGAAGTTCCAAATGATGTTAGAAAAATGCTAGTTAATACTCTTTTAACAGAGCACAGTAAAAGTCTTCAAATAATTTACATTATGAATGCACCTGCCTGGTTATCCGTCATAGCATTTATTATAAGACCGTTTATTCATAACGATCTGCTAGATAAAGTGCAATTTTGTAAACAATCAGACGAGTTGTTAAAAGAATTGAGTTTGAATTGTAGACTATGATATAAAGACAAATCTCCATAAAAGAAATAATGGAGCATATTGTTTTTATTGGGATAGAAAATGAAGATATGTTGCCAAACGTTATAAGAAACTTGAAAACAACAAAATATCAATATTACAATGGTGATAAAATTAAAAGTTTTTCAGAATTAGTTAATAATTGTATAAAACTCTGCAAAACAGATAAATTTATATTTTGTAGTCATAAAGTTAGTCCAACAGATAATGATATTGAACGTCTTGTTAAATTATTGGACGAGGGATACGGATATGTAGGTTTACGTCAATTTGCTTGTTTCGGTGTACATATGGACATAATAGATAAAGTTGGCGGGCTTGATGAAAATTTTATTCCTGCATATTACGAAGACGACGATTTTAGGATGCGCCTCCAACTAAATGATATCGCTATTTTTGAAGATCATTCCGTAGAATATCATGCTGGTCAATCAACATGGCAATCAAAAGGTCGCTGGCAGGATACTGAAGCATACTTCAATTCTAAATATCAATTTGACCCTGCAACACGTAAAGTTAAAACTACTATAGAGTTATGTCAAACTATAGATCGTAGTAAATATTATCCATTTAATAAGTCTGTTCATGTACAAAGCCCGTGTGTATATTCTTACAATGAATATTGGAGATACACTAAGGCCTAAAAGTTGAACATACTACTTTTTGTAGGAAACCCAGAGCAATCATGGAATACATAAACATTTCTGAAGAATATGCGGGCGTAAATGGTTGGGGAGCCCGTGGTAAATTTATAGGCATAAGTCGTATGTTGAATGATTCGGATCTTACCCACATTCAAAATACAAAGATGGTGACATCAATGCGCCCTCGAGGGATTATTTCAGGGTTTCTAGCGTTTCCGCCAAACCTAGGATATGCTGTGTTTCTACCACCTGTTGCCGCCAAGATGGGTCCACAGAAACTTAGAATGCGTTTGTCAGAGGAGCTCAAGCAGAACGGTGCTCTCTTCTCAGCGTATATGATGAAGTCAGACAACTCTAGAACACTCGTGATTGAAGATGTACTTCTTTGGGGAACACAGCCTATGTGGTTCACAAAGAGATTTGAAGAACGTTGGTCCATGATACAGACATTTCAGAGCAAACATTTCAAGCAAGATATTCTTTTGCAGGGCTGTACGATAACGTTTGCGAAGTACGACAGCATTGCCCAAACAGATGAACCTGACGCTAGACATGTACTTGAATTTGTGCCGAACCAGGCGGGACAAAAGAGACTCATCTGGATGAAGCCTAAGGAAGAAGCTATTCAGAGCACACTTACAGCTAGAAAGGAGGTTGGCGCTGGCCCTGATGTATTTATGATCTACAAGGATGGTCAGAAACTAGGTCAAGCGCTCGTGAGGACCTTGGCAGTCAGCCGAATGCTCAGAGCAGCCTTTGCGGAAAAGACAGACGCTCCAGTTACAGCAGAATTTAATAAGCAGTTCGAGAAGTGGGAAATCACGGATGTTTCAAAATAAATAAAGCACGTATGTAAAGATGTTTTCAAGTCTATTCAAGACAAACCAATTTTTGAAACGCTTTCCCGAAGAAAAGAAACTGTATGCTATTAATCAACAGCGCATGAATGGGTTTTTAAAGTTTACGTCTCATACAAAAGCATCTAGTATCGGTATGGCTGCAGCGAACCAGGTAAAAGTCCTAAATGACTTAGGATTTATTACGGTTGACTCTCAGGAAGGGTTGTACGAAGAGGTACAGAACCCTAAATACGAGTATGGAAAGAAAAAGGGACAACCTTTGGTTAATGGAGATGGAAGTATAGCAACTCTTTCTGTTCTTTCAGAACGTGCGTACTGCGACGGATTTATTAGGAGAGAACTCGAGGAAGGATTTTATGACACATTAAAAAGGTGCAATCCAAATATTGAAGTACTTTTCCATCCTTACAAAGGAGAACGTGTAAATCTGACGAAAGAGTATATCAGTTATGAAGATGGGTCAGAGTATAAAGATAATTTTACAAATACACCAGAATACAGTGATGAAGAGTTGCAGACATACGTAATTGACACAATATTACCGAGCACAGGGTACTATGAAGGCCCACCTTTACCTCCTATGCCTGTTGATTTGACGAAATGGACATATGTATCTGTGATTGATATGGAATATGGTCATCATATATCCAATCCCAATGGTTTGTTCGCTTGTATTGAAAGAGCTTTGAAGGACGCTCTAGCTCATTACGGTGGAAAAAAATCACTGCGTTATGTAAAGATGATGAATCGTCAGCTAAGGACTAAAAATCGTCGCCGTTGCTCTTACAGGAAGCGCGGAGGCGGGTTCAGCGTTCAGAGCCCGCTTGTCACCCAGCCAGCAGCAGCCCCAGGTAGCGACTTTTCCTTTGCGATAAAGCAGCCTATCAACATGCCGTACAGCGACTGCACATTTGCCCAGCGCCCCGGCCAGATTTTTAACCAGCCTCAGCCGGCTCTAGCACAGACAGTCATGGCAGGCGGTGCATGCGGTTGCTCTGTGCCTAAGTGGGGCGGTCGTCGTCGCAGCATGCGTAAGGGTCGTCGTGGAGCCCGTCGCACAATGCGTGGAGGTTCATACGGCTATGCGGTTGATCCAAGCGTTAGCGTAGGTGGTAATGGCCCGAACGTTGCGCCACTCCATGCCCCAGTGCCTTGTGACGCTCGTGCCGGTCTACACCAGCCGGTACTGTCCAGTCCCGATCCTCGTGCGCCTGTAGATCTCTACTCACTCACACCCAATCAGCGCGGTGGCAACTATACAGGTAATGCGTATCCAGCGAGTTGCTACCATGCACCAGGATCCCAGTTACCTGTGTACAATGCAGAGTCGGCGGGCTTCCACTTCCGCCCCAGTACTGAAATCGGTTCAACTTTACCTGACGGTGTAACAGCGTACAATGACGTTGTGCCTCACGCGGCACGGTTAGGTGGTGCTCGTCGCAGCCGTAAGAACCGAAGCCGAAAGCATTAGAACATCTTATAAAGTTTTTAGTTAAGAAATCTTTGTTTTTTCAACTAAAAATATTGCAGCTAATTTATTGCGGCGCCCAACCATCATAATCAAAATCATCCTCTCTCGGCCACCCTGTAACAGCATAGCCGTCCACATGGTACGTGTGGCTGCCGTCCACGACTAAATTATAAAGTTGGGTTTCGGGCGCCATGTCATATGTGTCCAAAAAGGTTACAGACCGACTTCCTTCAACCGTCTTCAACTCAACGCCGACTTCTAGTAGTTGAACACGACCTGCGTTCAAACCCGCTAAAAACCGTTGGTGAGGAACCATGTTTTCATCCAACACCTCGTGTGACCTACCATAGGTATCTGACATGACGACTGCAGGCTTCACTGCATAGAACTTCTTATCCACGGATATGTGGGGATGGTGGGATGATGTGTGATGTTCATTGTTGATATTCGTCATGGTGTTCAGACCCAGGAGAGGACGGTGTAACGCTAAAATTGCATTGTGTTCACCGAATGCACCTAGAACCACATCGCCCACACGGACGTCTTCAATCGCCTTTGTAGACCCATCGGCTAAACAAACCAAAGAACCAGCAAGAAAACATGGGCCAGGCGTTGTACCAGAAATATCTGGACAACCGTTACCTATATGTGCGTACAGTATAACATTTGCAGTATCATTAGTGTAATAATTCGCTGTGGTTGGAGTTAGAATTTCAAATGCTTGTGGTGTAATTCCAGGTTGCGTAATCAGATACACAGCGCCATCAGGAATAGGATCCCAGCTTAACGCCAAACCTAAAGGATAACTAGCGTAGGATCCTGATGGTGTAAAAATATTACCAGTAATGCCAGTAATACTTGTAGTCGAGCATTCAACGTTTGTCGTCGAACAATCACAGCCTTCTTGAACCGTATTCGGAACTCCAATTCGTACGGTTGTATATGCTACCTGACCAGCCTGTCGGGCGACCAAGCTATCTGCGTCTATTCCCTTCAGACGTCCTCCTTCTTGCCGATTTGGGTTTGCAAGATGGTACATTGCTAGGACACGAGCTTTGACCTGTCGTGTATTGCGTCCAGCGCTACGGTCAGCGTTCATTCTATCTATTCATCAGAAACAAATAATGCCTTAGGTTTTCCTTTAACGACCTTTTTCTTCTTGGTAGACACTGCGTCTAAGAACTCGGAAACATTCTCAATCGTTACGATGGGGGCTACGTCATCTTCGTCGACAAACAAAGGTACTCCCTTTGCTGCCACAGCAACTTCGTCCTTCTCCTCCTCTGTTGATGTATCTTCATCGGACCACCGAATGACATAGCCGCATTCCTTGTAAAACCTGCGTCGCTTGAGCCATTGGCCGTTGCAGGTTCCAAAGGCCGTATCGAGCACATCAAAGATTATAGGCATCACTGTGCGCTCTTCAGGCTTCAATCTAAGAATGCGTCCTATTGACTGTTCAATACTACTTTTCGGAGTCGCCAAAAGTACTGTATTCAATGCAGGAATGTTCATACCCTCTGACGCCATAGCGAACGTTCCCAAAATCACTGTACATTTTGCGGACGCATCTAAGTCCTTCTGTTTCATTCCACCAACATAATATCCTATACTATCTAACCCTGTCGCACGAAATCCCTCTTCAAATGCCACTAGATGTTCTCGTCTGTCAGATAGGACCAGAAGACGCCGTCCATCCTCCTCCATGAATGGACGTATCCACTTAATTAATTCGATTGTTCTAGGACCGTATTCGGCGATCTGATTAATCATTAGAGCTGAAATAGGCTTTCCCTGCCAGTCCGTCTTCACATCAGCATACGTAGAATGATTACATGTATACCGATAGCATAGAGCGCGCACGGCATCATCCTTAGGACGCCTTAAAATCTCGTAGACGATCGGTCCTAAATGCATTGTAAACACTTTCGACAATCCGTCAATCCGTTTAGGTGTCGCCGTCAAGCCAAGCATAGAAACACAGTTAATCCTAGTTAGAGCCGAGCTGAAATGCTCTGCACCTAGATGATGGACTTCGTCAAAGATTGCTAGGCCAAATCGAGCAAAGGTCCCCACAGGATAATGCCGGCTGCAAATCGTCTGGATCATGGCAATCGCGCAGTCGACATTCTCAATCTCGCATTTCTCACCCTGAATACGACCAATACGAATACCAGGAACTAATGTTCGAAGTTCGGATGTCCACTGATCTGCTAGAAATTCCTTGTGTACAACAATGAGAAAGCATACTCTTGGTGTTCCAGTACCTACAGCCGCCGCAATCCCTGTAAATGTCTTACCGTATCCACAGGGAAGACAGATAATACCATTCCGTCCGGCATTAGCAAACGCTCCTAATGCATCCACTTGATGCTGACGTAGGGTTCCACCAAAGATAAGCGAAGCGGGCAGTCCCTCACCTGGAGGCCTTGTGTCAGTCGCGTCTCCAAATCGTTCTTTTCCCCAAGCATTAGGTAAATAATATCTCTGTGGCGATTCTGTCCATAGCTTAAAACTAGAAGCAGGAGGAAATCCTGGCAACGTTAAAGGTTTCACAGTTAGTTCATCTGTAATCACCTTCTTATCTGTATTAGA